TCGCCGCGCACGGCATCGAGCAGGCCCCGGGGGTAGGGATTGCCCGGCGGCGCTGCGTCGGGCTTCGGTGTTTTCCCAACACCGGCAAAGGCCTGCATGAGCTCGGTCGGTGGCGCGCTGGCTGGATTGCCGGGCGTGGCGCCCTGCCTGCGCAAAATCTCACTGACCCAGGGATCCCCGATGGCAGAGCCAGCCATTCAACGTGCACGCAATCTGCGCTCAGGGTACTCAGCGAATCCCTAGACCACCAATCGAACAGAGCACGCGCATGGCCACACTCGTGTCCGCGGGCCCCGGAATGCAATTAATAAATTCAGAGCCGGCACGTTCAAACGCATAGCGGCGTACGTCCGGCCTTCGATAATTGGCAACATACAGCGTCTCAGCAAGCCTGTCCCCCTCTCGCAAATAAATTTCCCAGTACTGATTATCGGCGCTTAATGGATCTGAAATGCTAATCGTTCTATTCGTGTCTCCCCAGATTTGTTGCTGACGACTTGGTGCAATAGCCCCTTCGGTGGCTACCTCGCTCAACACTTCTGACGCATCATAGGCTCGATCGCAACGATCAAGCTGACCAATCACGCGATTATACCAATGCGTACTCGCAATTCGATTAACCGCTTCATAAAAACGAGCCATATCACCAGCGGGCACCATTGAGCCAGGATTCATGCCCAAATGGAAAGCGGCACGATCAATGTCGTAATCACTTAGTCGCATGGCTTCAACCGATGAACATCAGGTTGGCGCGCTGCACCTCTTCCCAGTTGACGCGGCTCGAGACCGCGGTCACCTGATCCAGCGTCGTGAACCGCTCACCCGGCAATGCCAGGCGTGCATCGACGATGCGCTTGGCGATGCGATACCCGACGCCGGGGATGCGCTTGCTGATCTCCTCCGGCGTGGCGACGTTGAGATTGAGCCGCGTCTCGGGGATCGGAATCACGGGGTCCGGCGCCTTCTCCTCGACCTCTTCAATGCGAGGCCTGGCGACGCTGGCGAAATCGGGAACCCCAGCTTCATCAATCTTCATCAATTGATCGACCTGGCAGTAGAAGGGAGCCTGGCCGTCCGTGGTAACGAGAACAAAATCTTCCTTGTCGCTCATGCCACCGACAATGCGAACGCGCTTGCCGGTGCGGCGATCCTGGTAAACCTGAGTCATCGCGCGCGCGTGATAGCACGCTCAGTGTACGCGATGCAAGCCGCCATGAAAAAGGGGCCCGGAGGCCCCCAGTAACCCATAGTTCACCCGGATTCCCGCACTCAGCGCCGTTGCCGAGTGGAGACCCGTGAACTCTACGACAGATCAGCCACCGAAGCCACTGTACTCTCCTCCCGAAAGCTTGATCCCATCGCCCATGCCGGCGACGCGATCAGCGATCAGGTAGACGACCTCCGCGATGACGTAGACGCCACCGAGGATGTCGGACTTGATGCCGGTCCCGGGGCCGCCAGCCGCGTCGGTGTTGAACAGTTTGAAGGTGAGATCGGCCGTGGTGACGGTGGCAGTGCCACCGAGCAGCGGATTGGCGTTGACCGATTCCTCGTGAGAGAAGATGCGGCCATCGGTGCCGAGCTTGCAGGTGGTATCGGAGGTGTGCGCCGCGGTGGCGGTGATCGCCCCGGCGCCAGTGGCGGTGCCGGCGGTGGCCAGGATCAGTGCATCACCGGCGGTGCCGACCAGGCCGGAGTCCTCGGGCAGCGCGAGGCCGGTCGTCTTGTCGAGGACCGGATCGACGCCGCGTCGGCCGGAGCTGTAGTAGCCCGGCTGCTCGGAGGCACCGGTGATGCGCAGGCCAACCCGGGTCAGCACCGCGCCGGTCGGCACGAACAGGCCCTGGATGTCGGCGCGCGCCTTGTGAAGCGACTGCTCGGTGTCAGGCGAAGGGACGATGACATCGAAATCGGTGCCACCGCCATCGGTGATGTGGGCGACGCCGACCTTGTGCACCGCGAGGATGCCCGGCATGACCAGAACGGCCTGCTGGTGGCGATTCTTGGGATCGCCCTTGGGTCCGGTGAAGGCGGCGTTGGGAAGCGCGTAGGCGCTGAGGGGAACCGTAAAGTTCCCCGGCAGGATCTTGGAGTAAGTCTCAGCCATGGGAGATGAGGATCATGTGAACGAAACAGCCAAATGGCTCAGATGGAGTATAGGAAACTGTGAGCGATTGTCACAAAATCCATATTCAAAACCTCCCAACCTGCGTAGAGTAGCCATATCAAAATCACGAATCTTGAGAAATCGTCATTTGAATTCAGGGCCACTTGAGCGTTATTGCCACCGATGCCGATCCCGATACTTTGTGGTCCAAAAAACATCATCAGTGCGGCAGGGTTCTGTTTGGCGGTATTGCCAGTGAAACCCTTGGCACCCTGGATCGCCACGTTGTAGGTGTGCGAGGCGATGTTGGTGGACTCGAACCAGCGAACGCCCTCGAAGAGGAAGCCACTCACCTGTGTTACCCTGGAGGCTCTTTATCCTCCAGTTCACGCCGTTTCCCATCCGGCGTGGTCAGACTATCTCACCTACTCGCGAATAAAAGCATAGCAAGTAGCGGGGCACTCGTGGGTCCATTACCGTGTTGCCACTCGGGACCTAGTCGTTGAACCTTCCGGACTGTGATCCGGCTTGGCTGCTGATTCGCCAATTGGTGGAGGCGTTCCAGCAATTCACCCCGTTTGCAACGCGACTCACGCCGCGAGGGCCCGTGGTTGTTCAGGCATGGTCGGCGCACCGGCGACAAAGCCGGCTTGACCGTAAGCAGGCCCATTGCCGAGGTAGTTGATGGCATTGGGCTGCATCATCGGCATCATCGGATTGATCATGCCGTTGCCGGGGTAGCGAGCGATCTCGCGAAAGTCGCTGTCCTGGCGGAGGTGCTTCATTGCGTTCGGATCGCAGATGCACCGGTAGTACCCATCCTGGTACGTGGGCACGTTCCGGGTACGCATGTCGGTGACGACCGTCAGCAGGTCCTCCTTGACGGAGAACTTCGCCGAATCAGCCGTTCCGGCGGTGGACACGTTGTATCCAGGAGCGGCGAGCTCAGCTTCGCTCAGCTTGCCGGGGAAGTAGTAGCCACCGCGCTCCTCATCCGCCTTGCCGCGTGCGTAGCACTTGTACAATTCGTTGAGAAAGACGCGATCGCGCCAGCGTCGGTAGTCATCGAGCAGCGTGAGGCTGCCGATCGACTGATGAAACACGCCCAGGTTACCCGTGTCGAGCAGCAATCGCTGCGCGGTCATGAGGTTTTGCCTTGAAACTTTGAACGTGCTCGGCTGTGACGGATCGTTCGGATCTGCAGGCCCCGAGTATTCCTTCAACGTCACCAAGACCTTTTGCTTGGTGATGTTGCGGCCGGAAGCCGTGCCGATTGTTTGATCCGGAGTACGCTCTCTGGACTCTTTCGTTCCAGGATTCCCCCAGTAATTGTACCGGTCCAGTTGTACCGTTTGACCCGGCATTCTGGAATAATCGTGTACAACAACTGGCTCGATTGCGAGCTCGGAGATGTAACTGGGATGCGGACGATAGAGTTCCGCACCCAGGATCTTTGGAAACGTGAAATTCTACGCTTTCGCGCAGCACGGACTATATCTTCATCCCAGTGGGATGCCGGGCGCTGATCGCGTATTACGGAAGAAGCGTCTTCCACCGCGTAGTCTCTACACCTTCCAGCAACGCTTTGCTGGCTTGGCTCGGGATTGCCCACGACTTAACGTTTGGGTTTCCCCGAATTCACCCGGTTTTCACCGCACCGTTACCGATGCGGGCGACAATCCATTTATCGGAATCAATCCACACGTGTGGACCTCCATGAGTAAACGACACGTTCCGCTTGCGCAAGAGCGCGAGCTCCGACAGCGCATTGCTGCGGAAGTCTGCTGCCGAAACCGGCTTCCCTTGTCGAGGTGCCCTGCACCGAAGTGCAGGTCTTCCATGCGGAACTGAGGTCAGAGTATGAACCCCCATTGTGTCTAAGATTGGAAAAAGCATCATCAAGCCATGCCCGCACCTGCCAGGCTCAGCTGGGAAGAATCCGCGGCCCTGACGCGCCTGGTGATCGGCTACTGCCTGGGTCGTGGGCTGCTCGGCCGGCCCGGGCACTCCTACAGCCTGATCATCCACCACCCGTTCGAGCACGAGGAGTACGCGCTCTACCAGTGGAAGCGCCTGAAGCAGTTCATGCCGAAGGCGCCAGAGCCCAGCTTCGTCGGCAGCTACAACCCAGAATCCAGGCCCGGAGCCGGGAACTGGCGGATCCGCGTGGGCAGCAAGTGGTTCGAGACGGCCTACAAGCTGCTGTACCCCGAGGGCAACTTTCAAATCACGAGCAGCGCGCTGGAATTGATCGGCGCTGAAGGCATCGGTGCGCTGTGGGCCGATCGCGGCCGCATCTTCCCGTCGAAGCGATCACGAGGATTGATCGGCCATCTGCACCTGCATCGCTACTCGTGGGAATCCGCGCAGCTGGTGCATGACTGGATCTACACGCTCACTGGAGCAACCGGCCGCATCGGCCACAGCCCCAGCGCCCAGGAACGGCCAATGATCCGCTACAGCCCAAAAGACGTGGCGAAGCTGATCCGCGCCATCAGCCACACGTGGATGGCGCAGGCCCGCTGCTTGCGGGATCAGTTCCACACCGAAGAGATGGTGAGGATCACCGATGAAGACCCGGGCTGGACCGCGCCGCCCGGTCCGCCGCCGGTGGAGGAGCGCCGGATGCGCCGGAGCCATGTGGTGCCCCAGCTAGATCCGGATGCCTGGCTGGAGGAGCCGCCGCTGATCGCCAGCGAACGGACGGCCCGGGTGCTCGAGCCGCCGGCGATCCCACTCAGGCGCCCATGAGCATCTGCATCAGCTGGCGCACGATCGAGCGCGAGCCGGCAAGGCGATTGCCCGACGGCGTGGCGTCCTGGCCGCCCGCGCCCTCCCAGGCATTGGGCCCGACGCCGAACGAAGCGGCGGGCTTGATCAGCGTCGCACCAGGCGTCTGGATGGCGGCCGGCGTGATCGGCTTGGGCGGCGTGATCGGCTCCGGCTGGATGATGCCGTCACCACCGCTCGCGCCGCTACTGCTGCTGCTCGTGCCGCTGCTGCTGCCGCTGCTCGTGCCGCCACCGGAGCTCGCAGTGCTGCCGCCTCCACCACCGGCGCCGATCTGGCCGCCGTAGACCTTCTGGAGCTCACCGAGCCCCTTCACTGGCTGGCCGTAGTAGCTCTTGCCCTGGGCGGTCGGCAATGACGCCCACTCCGGCGCCAGCTTGTGGATGTGGCCCGCCTTCAGGCCGCCCTTGGCGATCTCCTCGAGGTTGACGCCGCGCTCCTCGATCTTGGCCAGCGCGCCGAGATCCTGGCTTTCGGGGCTGAAGTCCTTCAGGCCCAGACGTTGCGAGACACCGGTCCAGGTGTCGGGCATGAACTGATACTTGCCGGCTGCGGCGCTGCTGTAACCGCCGCCGTGCACCACTCGATCCGGGTGCCGCCAGCCGCCGGAAGTGTCGAACTTGCCGCCACCGAACATCGTGCGGTAGCCCTCGGGGCCCGAGGTGCCCTCCGCGTAGCTGATCGTGTCCAGCGTCCGGCGAACGTTCGGGTTCTGCAGGAGCTGCCGGTAACGCGCGAGTAAGTCCGCCATCAGGCCTCCGTCATCTGGTAGCGAAGCGTGGCGCGCGGCTCGGGCTGGCGGCCCTCCATCGACTCAACGGCCAGAGCCTGCGCCGCCTCGTCATCGAAGCCCTGTGACCGCAGGCGCGCATGCAGCTCCTGGAAGCGATCGATCGATGAATCGACGTCTTCACCGTGCGTGACCATCTCGGATGTGAGATGGTTGGCGGCCTCACGCGGAACACCGTCACTTTGCAGGTGACGCCGCACAGCGCTGTAGACCTCAGGACTGGCGGCAAAGCGCTCGACCACAGCAACACCCGGCTCTGATCGCAGGGTATTACTGAATCAGGATCGTCCCCGGCGTCTGCGTGTTCTCGTTCAGCGATTGCACGGCGGCCAGGAAGGTGCCAACTCCGACGCCGACAGCGCTGGCCGCTGCACCCATCTCAAGCAGGCGCGCATGGCCGCGACTCAGGCCCAGCTGATCTTCACCGAAGCGGCGCACATAACCGCCTATCGGCGCATGCACCATGGAGGTCCAGAGCCGATCGCGAACGCCCTCATCGAAGATGTTGTAGTTTTCCCGCGGATCGGCGTAATACTGCGAGTAGCGGTCGTCCCGTGGCGCAACCCGGCCCTGCCGCGGACCGACCGTGCTGGCGTACTCGCCCTGCGGCATGACCGGCTTCTGCGCGTAGAGAGTGTCGGCTCTCGTGGAAGGAAGATTTCGTGCCATGGGCGATCACATGATGGAAGGTTGACGACGAGGCGCGTGGGCCTCCTTGAGCATGTAGCTCAGCGCCTCCTGCGACACCGGCGCGAAAGGAGTGCGATCACCACGCTCACCCTGCAGAGCCATGCCGACTCGCTGGCGCTGGAGGTCGGCAGCCGTCTGAGCCAGGTTGGCCGGCACGGTCTGCATCTGCCCGCGAGCACCCTCGAGGCCGCGGGATTCGACCCGACGCCGCTCGTTGTTCGCATGAAGCGTCTCCATGCGCTCCATCTGCTGGCCCGGCGTTTCAGCCACCATCTCGTTGCCGGGGAGGACGCGCCCCATGGCCGATGGCGCTGCATCGCCGTAGGTGGCGGCTCCCTCGGGGTGCAGCGGCGCCTGGAGCCGCCCGGTGGGCATCGCCTTGGCCGCGGGGTTCGGCTGCTGGGAGGCGCCGAGATCGGCGACCTCCTGAGCAACGCCGAGCATCTGCTTGCGTGCGAACTGGCCGGGCTCAATGCCCGGAACAGCGACCTGGCGAGTGGGACGAGGACCGGCGGTAAGCATGGCGAGTCAGGAAATCAGTAGGCGTGCGCCGACTGCACAGCAGCGGCGTAGGCGTTGTAATCGCTCTGCTGCTGGCCCTGCTGCATGAGCATGTTGGCCAGAGCGATCGATCCAGCGGTGGCGCCGGCGCCGGCGAGCGCGATGCCGCCGACATCCCACGGAAGGCGTTGCTCAGCAGGCATGTCCTTCAACCAGGGGATGGCGTCAGCCCACGGAAGGCCGATCGCCTTGGCCTCGAGTTCATCGGCCGGCAGCGCCTCGCCCTTGAGCAGCTTGGCCTGCTTCTCGTCGATGATGCCGGCCTGGTGAAGGACGTCGACTTTCATCGGATCATCCTTTAACCCCAAAAGCGTGCGTTCGTAGGCGTCGTTCGACTGCCCGCCTTGAAGGTTGGCGATCCGCTGAATTCGCGAAAGAATAGTCCTTTGCTCGTCAACGGACTTATCCCTCAACGCATCATGTGCGCGTAATTGTGCGGCAAGATCAGAAACAACAGCGGGATCCGCTTTTCCTCTTGAGCCACCAGCACGGCTCGTCTCGGCCATGAACGCCGCAGTGGCATCGACTGGATCGAGATCCGCCCTGATCTGCTGATTTTTACGATCCCATGCATCCCAGCCAGCGCCGGTAACACGAAGATCATCTTTGCCGCCGGGTGTTTTCAGGTCAATCGCGGTGGGCAAGCCAGTCGCGTTCTGGATTCCCATCAGCAGTGACCTCTGCGCGGTCATGTTCTGCTTGACTCTCTTGCGCAGATATTCAACCTGCGCCCCTGACAGCTTGTTGCTCATCGTCACTCACCCATGAAAAGGATCTTCTGGCGGATCGCATCAGGCGGAGCCTGAGCCAACACCTTCCAGGCGTCCTCGGGTCGCGCGTCCATCGCCTGGGTGAAGGCACCCCAGACGTCCTGAGCCGAGATCCCGCCACCCCCGCCCGGGGCCGGCATGGGCATCTGCGGCCGCTGGAATCCCTGCTGCGCCGCGGCCTGCTGTTGAGCGGCGGCCTGCTGATCGGCCCAGTCCTGAGCGCGGAAGTCCTGCATGGGCACGAGCCGGCCCTGCGTCTCGGCGATGCCCTGCTGCAGGCGATCGCGAGCCTCCTCGCCTGGGGTCTGCGTCGGGAACGGGCCCTCGGGACCGAAGAAGCCCTCGACGTACTCGCCCAGTCGCTTGGGATCGGTGAGGATGTGGGTCAGCGCTTCACGCTCGGCCTTGGCGGCTTCGAGCAGTGGCACCACCTTCTCGACGTAGCCCTGGTACTCCCTGACGACGTCGGCCTGGTACTGCTGGTGCTGCAGGGCCTCCAGCAGAGCGTCTTCGACCTG